GTTAACGCTGCTTTGAATCCAGTGAATATGTCACCTAAAGGATTAATAAAATTTTCTGAAATAGAAGTAGCAGCACCACTGATTGCATCCTTAAAAGCGCCAACATCACCACCAGCTGGAATAATAGCGTCGATGCCTGCTTTGAAGTCGTCATATACTTTGCCAGCACTGGCTACTAGAGCTTTAGCCGGTTCTGCAATTTCTTTTGGTACTGAATCTAAAAATTTATTCAACCCTTCTGTACCACCGGAGACAAATTCAAATCCAGCAGTGGCTGCAAATGTAGCCAGTGAAGTAAGGCCAGCCGCAATCATTTCTCCAAAACTAGATTTTCTTACAGCATTCTGTCCATCAATTTGTACAGTACTTGAAGGCCTTGTTTTATTTTGACCGTACCAAGTCTTAAAGGCAGCGATCATTTGAGGATAGGTTACTTGTGCTGGCATCTTATTCTCCTTATACTAAGGCAATACCTGTGGTGCCGGCTAGGTATTGATCGGCTGCATCTTTCTTACTAGGCACGATGGCAAAAATATGACTTCGTTGAATGGTGATAGAATCTTTATCTCCTAATAATACCCACGGAACCATTCCTAGTCCACCACCTTGCATAGTTAACGCAAGTGGTCGATCAATAGTAACTGTAGTAGCATCCTCTGAATCTAGACGAGCAATCAGTTCATCACCGTTGCTTAATTTAATACTAACAACATCACCTGTTGCCATTGGTTTCTTTAATAACATATTTTTCCTTTTATAATTCGCCAGTCTCTGCTAACTTTAGCATGAGACTATAATGTTCGTAGGCTTTCTTTACTGCTGGATACTTGTCCCGCAATGCTCGTTCACGTTCTTTTTGTTCTATTAGTGTTTCAAACATTCTATAATGACCTTGCTGTTTCATGTTGTTAAACACTTCAGATTCGAAATCTGCAATTCGAGTCAATTCGCTTTCGGATACTTCTACAGTGTATAATCTTTCAGTTTCATACTGCATAGTATTCGTTGCCGTCATCATATTGTAGTCATCCGGAAACTGAAAAAATTTCGTGTGCATACGAGTATGCCTATGAGCACGTTTGTTATCATCGAGTATATTAATTCGATGATCCTGTATGAAATCTTTTAAGTTGTCATTCATATTAACTCCTAGATAACGCAGAAGTTACTTGACCTAATTCAGTTTTGCGGCGACTGTTTTCTCTTTCGAGATAACTGACACGTCTATTCAATTCGCCTAGTTGACGTAATGCAATGGCTAACTGTTTTTCTAGCAATGCAATTTTATTCAGCTGAGTTTGATCCATCATCATCCCCGATCAATCGTTCTAACAATTTGTAATTATCGTATGCTTTTTTAAGGGCGGCAAACTTTGCAAGTTTTTCGGGATCTGGTTCTGCTAGAATTGCAAGACGATCTTCAATTGAAGTTAATAACTTTCCCAGACTTCGTCCTTTCCAATTAATATCTCCACTAAAACTTGCATCACCAATAACATCAAGAGATCCACTCGAACCAACCATGCCGCTAGTAGTACTCCAATTCATGCCATTAGAGCCTGAACTAGTTAAAAAACTTCCAGATGAACCAGTAGCACCGGTTGTAATAGAATAACTCGACGGCGGACTATAGTTGTAAGTATACTTCGACATATCAATTGATGATATGTTAATTGTGTCCAGTTCCAAGTCGTCGATATCTGCAGCACTTATGGTGATAGTACTTTCGTCACTGTTATCCATTTAGATGTGTCCTCAATTCGTTTATGCCACCGATGACTTTTCCATCGATTATGATTTGCGGGACCGAGCGGGCGCTAGGAACTTCTTCCAATAATTCTTCTTTAGTATACCCATCTCCGATCTTACGTTCTTCAAAGGGAATTTCTCGTTGTCCTAACAAGGCTTTCGCTTGTTCACAATTAGGACAATGATATTTGCTCCATACAACAACTTTCATTTTTTATCCTTTATAGGTCTGGTAATTCTTCGTAGCTAACATTGTCAGACATAACGCCAATGACATAGTTAGTGCTTTCGTTTTCTTGTAGTGCAGTCTGCTTCTTGTTAATATTCACATGTTTGTTAAACCACGGAATAGGACTTGCTTTAGGATGCTCGCCTTGGTACTTGATACCAATATCTTTTAATCGAGTAAATGCAGTGTGGTCAACAAAGTCACTAAGGATAGCGGCATTAAGTCCAATGACTGGTCCTAACTTAAACAAATAAGTTGCCCATTCTTTTTCTTCTTTAATAACTTCCATATATAGCGCATACACTTCGTCTGCACATTCTTCTTCTAATTTAACAAAGTCTGAATCGTCTTTGGTTACATTGTTGATCAACCAAGCAGTCCACTCAGTGTGCAACAGCTCGTCTTGTAAGATCAAACTAATGATGTTACCGTTACCAATGTAGATCTTATTCTCTACCATTGCCAGCGATGTGGCGAAGGATACCATAAAACGTAGGGCTTCAAGTGCGTATGATGCATGTAAGGCCATCCATATGGCTCGCTTGTGAGCGTAGACTCCAATGTCCTCGCCCAACTCTTTACGGCAGTTGAGAATATGAAGATCCTCATAGTAACGACCAATGTTAGCTGCCATGCCAACAATTTCAGCTGTGTCGTGAATCTTGTTAAATTCTTCCTTTGGTACGCCATATACATTCCTAATGATGTGACTGTAGCTCTTTGAATGAATATTAGTTTCAAAGAAACTCCAATTGCTTACTAGTGCTTCGAGCTCTGGAATGGATATAACAGGACTAAACACTTGGCTCGGGGCGCGACCTTGAATGCTGTCCAGAGCAGTTTGACGTAAGAGGTTACTGGTAAAAATATGTTTGACAGCATCACTTGATTCCTTATGATCCATTTTATCTTTGGTAAGACTGATCTCTTCTGGTACCCAAAAGAAGCCACGTGCAAGTTCTTCATACTTGGCAATCTTAGGATACTTAACTTCTTCAAACCTTTGGACAGTGACAGGTCCGGCTGGATCTAAAAACATTGTACGCTTTAGATAGTTTGTTTGTTTACTTAAATTATATTGTGCTTTGCTCATTGTTTTCCCCTTATACTCTAAAACTTTCTCCGCAACCACAACGGTCACGTTCATTAGGATTTGAAAATTCAAATCCTTCATTTAATCCATTACGAACCCAATCCATAACTAGTCCTTTTAAGTAAGGCTCGTCTTTAGCGCCTATTAATACAGCAAAATCTGGTTGAGCATAATTTGTAACACCTACTTCAACTTCTAGTTTGTCTACATATTCTAACACATACGCCAAACCAGAGCAACCAGTAGTTTTAACTCCAATACGTATTCCTACGCCTTTGCCTCGCCGTTGTAATGTCTGTACTATTTTTTTAACGGCCTGCTCAGTTAATGTTATCATACACTAAAGGAAGATCCGCACCCACAAGTTGATGTTGCACCTGGATTATTAATTACAAATTGACTTCCAGATAAATCATCCTTATAGTCTATAGTTGCACCGGTGAGATACTGCATACTCATAGCATCGACTAACACCTTGTCAATCTCAAAATCATCTTCGTTAATTGTTTCGTCAAATGTAAAGCCGTATTGGAATCCAGAGCAACCACCACCTTGAACAAATGTTCGAACTTTTAAGTTAGGATTGTTTTCTTCAGCTAGAAGATCTAAAATCTTAGCATGTGCTGATTCAGTTATTGTTATCATGTTTGCTCCTATAATCTGCTACCGCAGCTTTAATTGCATCTTCTGCTAGAATACTACAATGTATCTTAACTGGAGGTAATGCTAGTTCTTCGGCGATTTGGGAATTTTTAAGGTTAACAGCATCATCAATATGCATACCCTTAACCCACTCTGTAACCAACGACGAACTGGCGATTGCTGAACCACATCCATATGTCTTGAAACGAGCATCTCTAATAATACCATCTGAGTCTACCTTTATTTGCAATTTCATTACATCGCCGCAAGCCGGCGCACCGACCATGCCGGTACCAACAGTATCGTCTATGTCAAACTTTCCTACATTTCTAGGATTTTCATAATGGTCGATTACTTTTTCAGAATAAGACATATTAGTGCCTCAACATGCTGCTATCGGGCTCTTTGAATTCAAATACTAATCCGCCCTCGTGATCTACGTAGACTCTTTCAAGGTCTTCGGACTGAAACCCGTTTAACAATATCTCCTCAGCTTCTGGATCAATAG